CGCCGAAGCATCATTGGACGTCATTTTGCGAAACTTGGATTTGGACGATATTAATGGTTACCAAATAAATATCGTCTTTCCGGCTCGCAAGCTCGCCGAAGCATCATTGGACGTCATTTTGCAAAACTAAGGTTTGGACGATATTAATAATTATCAAATAAATATCGTTTTTTCGGCTCGCAAGCTCGCCGAAGCATCATTGAGCGTTGTCCAATGAAAACTAAGATTTGGACGATATTAATAATTACCAAATAAACATTGTTTTTTCGGCTCGCAAGCTCGCCGAATCGTTACTTGACAAGATTTGAATTTTAAAAATATTAATGTTACCAAATAATTATTGTTCAAGATAACAGGCGATTTACAATGATAATATTTATACATTAATATTGTGTAGATGTTGCATAATTTATTGTTGATAAAATAATTAATATGATCCGTATAATAATACATATGAAGTTATTTGAGCTGTGTTATCAGTCAAATGAATTTCTAAATTAATATCATTTCATATTATTTATTAAGTAATTATTAATATTGTCCGAATAAATTGTATTATGAACATTAAAATTATGATAATTATATCCAACATTATCATGTAAATACTTAATTATTATAATTATACATTGTGATTTGTGTAACAAAATATTGTATTGTGTTTTATTTTTTAACATTAAATAAGGTATCAATTGTGTTCATTAATTTGTTAATATGATGTTGACAATAACCAAAGTATTTTTTATTCAAAAAAATTGAACAAAATAAATCATATAAATTATTCATTACCATTATTTACAATGATGAATACAGTCGATATTAATTGTATTTTAACCAAATATGTTAATTATTTTAATGAACGTCATGTATCATTATCAAGTAATATTTCTTTCTGGATAATGATTGACAATGATTTAATAAATCCACAAAATAACAATTTACTAAATAAGTATAACAAATATTTTGATCAAAAAAATATTGATGTAATAATTAAATGCATAGTTTGCAACATAAAAATAATTCCAATATATTACAAGATTAATTATGATAATTTGATTGAAATTTTTAATTGTGCATTGAAACATAAGAACTTACAAATATTAAGACACTTGATAAAAATTATTAATGATAATGTATTAATAAAAACATGTGTCAACAGTGCGTGTCATGATTGTGATTATAATACCATTAAATTTTTACATAAATATTGTATGTTAACAAAATCCGATTTTGAAACGGATTGTTGTGTGTCATCATGTTACATTGGTTACATTAATATCGTTAAATATTTGCATAAAAAAATAAATTTCACGACATTGATTTTAAACATAATAATGCGTGTGTTCATGCATCAGCAAACGATAATATAAATGTTGTTAAATATCTCCATCAAAAAGTAGAACTAAATAAAAATGATTTTCAATCATGTGAACTTTATGGATACAAATGGAGTTATCAAAATGACAGCAATACGTTTAAATATTTATGTCAATATATTGGTGCAGAGGAATTTGTTGATTACATTTATAAACTAGGTAAATACTCATAAATATCGTCTAAAATAAATTAAAAATAAATAATTCATGTTACCAATATTGTTTTTAAAAGACCTGTTACAAAGTCACGTTTATAACTGAATGTGGCATTTCCAATTTTGCTACTTACTTCTTTTAATTTATCATCAGACCATACTTCACGTGGTTCAATATTTGTTATTGGTCTAGTAATTTTGTCAAATTCCTTATTCATGTTGTTAATATCATCAGTTGCTAATTTTGAATTTGTTATTTTAATTTCATGAATATATGGAATATATTCGGTGCTGCTTTTTCTGTTGACATTATAATCTTTAATTATTTTAAGGGTATATTCAACTTTATCTTCATCATTTATTGATTCTAACAATATAGATCGAATAAGATATTCTGGAAAATTTAATTGCATGTCATTTACATATAATTTAACTTTCAATGTATCAATATACATCAACACAAATCTGTTTGATCCAGACAAACCACAACAAGTTTTTGCATACCTAACTATTTTTATTAAATTATTTACAGTCTTATGTTGATTTTGAGATGTACATTGGTTTATATCAAATCCTAATGTTACAATAAAATTTTTAATATGGTTATGTGATATTTTAATTTTGTTGTCGTAATTCATTTTGTCAATTGTAAATTTAAATGTATTTAAGTTATCATACCATATGTTGTCATCTTTAACATATAAATTTTTAATATTAACATTTGATACATCAATAGTCATTGTTATTAAATAAATGATATGTTATTATAAAATAATAATCTTAATTTTTTATAACATTAATTATGATTTAAATGTTGTTATTATACAGACCATATTATGGTTATTATGTTACACATTAAATATCAATATTGTTCTTGTTAATGCTTAAAAATATTTAATTGTTGATTAGTAATGTCAAAAAAATATACAAATAGTGTTAATCGGGCGAGCTTGCGAGCCCATAAGACGATAAGATTTGGTAAATATTAATATCGTCTGCATTTAGATCTGAAAATAGTTAATTATCAATTAATATATCCAATAAAGTGTCGCAGAGATTGTTAATTGGGCGAGCTTGCGAGCCCATAAGACGCTAAGATTTTGTAAATATTAATATCGTCTGCATTTAAATCTGAAAATAGTTAATTATCAATTAATATATCCAATAAAGTGTCGCAGAGATTGTTAATTGGGCGAGCTTGCGAGCCCATAAGACGCTAAGATTTGGTAAATATTAATATCGTATACATTTAGATCTGAAAATATTCAGTTATCAATTAATAATGTCCAAAAAAGTGCATCAAATATTGTTAATCGGGCGAGCTTGCGAGCCCATAAGACACTAAGATTTGGTAAATATCAATATCGTCTGTAAAAATTCTAGAAAATATTCAGTTATCAATTAATAATGTCCAAAAAAGTGCATCAAATATTGTTAATCGGGCGAGCTTGCGAGCCCATAAGACGCCAAGATTTGGTAAATATCAATATCGTCTGTAAAAATTCTAGAAAATATTCAGTTATCAATTAATAATGTCCAAAAAAGTGTATCAAATATTGTTAATCGGGCGAGCTTGCGAGCCCATAAGACACTAAGATTTGGTAAATATTAATATCGTCTGTAAAAAATTTCATTAAATATTCAGTTATCAATTAATAATGTCCAAAAAAGTGCATCAAACATTGTTAATCGGGCGAGCTTGCGAGCCCATAAGACACTGAGATTTGGTAAATATTAATATCGTCTGTATTAAGATCTGAAAATATCTAATTATCAAATAATAATGTCTAAAAAAGTGCATCAAACATTGTTAATCGGGCGAGCTTGCGAGCCCATAAGACACTGAGATTTGGTAAATATTAATATCGTCTGTATTAATATCTGAAAATATCTAATTATCAATTAATAATGTCCAAAAAATGCATTAAACAGTCTTAATCGGGCGAGCTTGCGAGCCCATAAGATGCTAAGATTTGGTAAATATTAATATCGTCTGCATTTAGATCTGAAAATATTTAATTATCAAATAATAATGTCCAAAAAAGTGCATCAAACATTGTTAATCGGGCGAGCTTGCGAGCCCATAAGACACTGAGATTTGGTAAATATTAATATCGTCTGTATTAAGATCTGAAAATATCTAATTATCAAATAATAATGTCCAAAAAAGTGCATCAAACATTGTTAATCGGGCGAGCTTGCGAGCCCATAAGACACTAATATTTGGTAAACATTAATATCGTCCGTAAAAAATCCTAGAAAATATTTAATTATCAATTAATAATATCCAAAAAAGTGCATCAAACATTGTTAATCGGGCGAGCTTGCAAGCCCATAAGACGCTAAGATTTGGTAAATATTAATATAGTCTGTATTAAGATCTGAAAATATCTAATTATCTAATTATCTAATTATCTAATTATCTAATTATCTAATTATCTAATTATCAATTATCAATTAATAATGTCCAAAAAAGTGCATAAAATAATGCCATATGCAAGCATATGGATTGCCAAAAAAATTGAAATATTTTTTCCTAAAATTATACATTAATACTAATAATTCTATGTCCTTATCATCATTCATTTTCAATATGGTTATAACCAATATAACTATATGTATCATTATTGCGACCTATACTCTTAATTTAACTGTAGTATATTCTGTAATGAAAGCGTTATGTTCATCATTTGATGTCAATATTGTATTTTCAACATTTATAATTTATGTTTTGACAATGATGTTTTTACTTGCAATATTATTATTTGGAAATAATTCTAGTTTGATAAACATAATGTTTGTCGCTAAATTAATAACATTATGGGTTGTTGCAATAATGTTCATTTACTTCTTAATAGGACTATGGTTTATGAATGTTGATAAATTTCAATATTCTGAATAAAAAAATGAAATATATTTTTTTAAGAAAATATGGAAAATATTAACAAATTAATGATAGATCAAATAATAACTGCATATATATATATATATATATATTTGCATTAGCAGTACCTGCTGTTATAGTACTGCTAATCAATAATATCATTCCAACCATTCGAATAGAACATGAGAGATTACACAATGACTTTATAAATATGACGGATATGACATGGAAAGAAAGAATGCGTCATTTATTTCCACAATTTACAAATATGTCATGGAATGAAAAAACATTTTTTTTTCAACAGTTAATATTTACCATAGGAATTTGCATATTAGGTATTGTTCTTGATAATTTTCAAGAACAATTAAGTCATCAAATTATTTACATAATAAACATTTATTTGTCTCTAAATGTTAATATTGTGTTATTAACAATTGTAATTTATGTGTTGTCAATTATGTTCCTATTATCAATATTATTGTTTGGAAATAATTCTAGTTTAATTAATATATTATTTGTGTCAATGTTAATAACAATTGGATTCATTACAATAATGTTCATTTACTTTTTAATCGGATTATATAAATTAAAATAATTTTTTTAAGCAAAACACAATATATTAAATTAATGAAAGTGTTAATATTAAATATGTGTATATGCGCATTGGCAAAATTTCTTGGTATAAATAAAATTAGTCGAGTAATTAATAAAGTTATTCCAAGAGAATGTAAGGAATTATATTGTATGTTTGTATTATTTTATAGAGTTGTAAGGTTTTATTCTGTTATTGCTATATCACTTTGGTTTTTTGACAAATATATACAAAACAAGCTGATGGCAATAATCACATCAATAAGAGAATTTTTTTTGCTTAATTTTGTATTGTCAATGTTTATACTCTATGTATTGATGTTATCAGTAATATTGATATTAAAATATGCTAAATTAATTGATATTCCGTATATTTTCATAACGATAACGATAACGATTGAATTTATTGTGGTAACGTGTATGTTTTATCCACGTTATGAATTTAAAAAATGAAAAATAATTTATTTATATCATCATTAATTTATATATCAATGGATAATACTTTAATTCTTTACATTTTATATTTTATATTAATGATGTTTCCGTATGTACTAGCAATTATATTAATGACTTGTCATTATATTAAAAATAAATCTTAACCATATGCATTACCACCATATCCATTCGATATTCTCAACACATTTTGACTTATGGCATAAACATTTACTAATAAATCAGTTGGCAATACAGTATCGCATATATTTGGAGGTAAATGATATATATCACTTAATCTATAATAAAACATATCTTGTTTAATTTTCATAATTAATGCCAAATATTTTATCATACTTGCATTTAAATGCCCCGATAATTGTTGTTGATCTTCTGGATATATTGAAAATGAATATACATTAATTCCTGGTTTTGGAATTCTAGTATGATATTTATATGGAACATATTCATTATAAAATCTTGAATTTTTTTCTTCAGTTTCTGCATTATTAACATTTAAATGTGCACTTGTCATTGGGTTTTTATTACATGCAACATTTGTGTATATATTCATTCTTGTTGGGTCTTTAACTGCATTTGTTCCTTTATTTAATCCATAAAATGTAAAATTATTTTCCCTAATCCCATCAATATTATTTACATATGCTTGTTTTTGTATCGTCCAAATTATTTCTTTACATGGACCCTTAAAATCCAATGGAATTGTTGCTAAAGTATTGGTACATGGTATTACTATTTGATTTCTTTGTATTTCAGGTATCAAATATTCATGAGATGTTTGAATAAATCTTTGTCGTTCTTCACAATCCAAGAAAATATATTCTATTGATAATGAACAAGTTAATTTAAGATTCTTATTCTCAAATACATTACTCAATGACAAATTATTTCTCATTATTTCAGGTATATATGTATTTGATGATATATCAGTTCCATTAGCATAATATTCTGGTGCAGGACCACATGATGATAATGGTTGACAAATCATACCTTCAACATGACCGCATTGTTCTATTGTACGTAATTTAAATACAAATTTTAAATCATTATTAATCAAACAACATATTGGTAACGCAGAGTTGGGTTTAGTAAACCAAACAGGTAGAGGTATATTTAATGTATAACGTGGTTTAGGTAATGCATTAAATATAGTCATTTCTGGAACATTACCAATCATCTTATCATATAAACAATCTTGTTGAACATTGCTTGTTAATTGATGCCATATATCAATAAATGAACAATATACTCGATTAATTTTTGCACTTCCAATGAATATATCAAAATATTCAATTATGATTTCACCTAAATTTTCATTCCAAGCAAATTTAGCATATGGATTTGTTAATTCACAATTTAACTTTTTGGCACAATTTAATTTATCAAAGAAAAAACCCTGTATTTCAACACATTTACATATTGTCCCATCAACATATAATCTAAAATCACATTTATTGCATTCACATAATGATCTTAATACACAATCTAAATTAGTTCCACTGTAATCCAAATTGTATTTTTTTAATAAACAATTATATTCACATGATATTTTCTTATGTTCTTCAAATTGCTTTAAAATGATATTGATTATATCATTGACACAATTAACATTTTCAGCTTCAATATATGAATATATTTCTCTATACATACATGTATTAACTTTCATAAATTCGATAATCAAATTATATTCATTTTGTGCAACAACAATATTTTCATTGCATATTTTTGGACAATAATTTGACATCATTAATTCACATTTAGATATCAACATTTCGGGTATTTCTATGTTCAATATTGGTTTCATAACTAAATCTGCATATTTAGGACATATAATTTCTACTGTAGATCCAAACATAAAACAACTATCACATGGCATTTCTGCAGATTCTTTAGCAAAATTAGTTATTCGACGATATGTAGGTTTTAAATATGTAATTTGTGGACAAGCTGTTAAAAATAAACCCGATGTTCCAGACGATACAATATTCATTAATCCATTATTTGTCATATTAATAATTTGAATTAAAAAAATGAAAAAAAATCATCACAATAACGTAAATATTTATATTTAAAAATGAATAGGAATGTAGATAAAATGTGTTATGGATTATCATATGATCCATATTATTCTTACGATATCAAACCGAAGAAAACAAAAATTAAAAAAGAAAAGAAAACAAAAACAACACTCCGAATGATAGGAGGTTAATTTATTTAGTTGCTATAAGCAAGACCACCCATACCCGACATAATACGCAACACATTGTAAGACAATGCGAAAACGTAAACAATAGTTCCAGTGATATAATCTAAAATAGGAACTTGCTTGTTGATACGTAAGATATCCGAATAAGTAACATTAAGATAAGTGGTATCCATTCTGGACAAGTTAGCAGTACCAGATGGTTGATATTCTTCCGGATATAAAGCAAACGAATAAACGTTAATACCATAAGCGGGAACTCTAGTGTGAACATTGAACGGAACATAGAAGTTGAAGAAGGCTCCCTTTTGGACAGTGAATCTGTCTTGTCCGTTGAATTGGATAACGGCTTCATAAGAAGGGTTACCATATCCGTCCATTCTCAATCCATAATTAGTCGGCATAATGACAGTGATATCCCAAGGATTGAATCCGCAAACTTGGTTTGTGGTGAATCTGTTATCGCACCAGTAGTTGACAGGGATAGATAAATCTCTCAATGTCAAGTTTTGGGCAGTAACAACAACTCCGGTAACTCTAATATTCTTGTGATCACAGCAAGAATTATCAACAGCGACTTCAATGATGGCATTCTTAATAAAGTTACCCAAATCGTAGCAGCAACCCGAAGGAACTGTCTTGGATGTGAATAAGTTACACTTCAACAAATACATGGGGCACAAGCAGCTCAAATCTAAATCTTCAGCGCATTCCATATTGCAAGGAGCTTCATGGGTCAAGTTCAAGGTGACGAATCTATCGCCTCCCAAGTTATATCTCAAAGGTTGAGATTCACCAGGAGCCAAAACGATACCAGCACCAGATCCATACGAACCAGGGTTAATTTCAATGAAGTTAGTGGGAGCAATACCACAATTAATAGGGTTGGTCAACCATAACATACCACGGGCCAAGTTTTCAGCAGCTCTGTTAATAGCTCTTTCCCAAGCAAAAGTTCCATATTCATGAGTATATGTTAAGAATCTGGAATAGTTGTTGTTGTAGTTGGCAGACAATTGTTCACCATTCCAAACACCAAGTTTTTGAGTCCAGATAATTTCCTTGGTGGGCAAGTTAAATCCTAATTGATATCTGTTGATATTCTTATATGTCAAGGGACTACCAACAATGGTTCCTTCGAAGTATTGGAGAACTTCAATTAAATATTCGTGGGCAACTTGGGCAAATCTACGTCTTTCTTCTTGGTCTAAATAAACGTAGTCAACATCCCATCCAGCATTTTGCAATAAGAATTGGTTGAAGTTGGGAGGGCATTCACCAGACCATAACATTAACTTGCAAATATTTTCAATTTCAACGGAAATTTGAACTTCATGATATTGGAGGGCAATCAAAGGAAGAGCACATCCAGTGGTCTTGCAGAACCAGAAGTTCATGGGAACATAAAGATCATAACCATCAATAACGACTTCTTGAGGAGCAGTGGTACACTTGCCTCTCATGGCAGTCATTTCGGGAACATTTCCCAAAAGTTGGTCAGCACCTCTCACCTTAGATTCAGAATAAGTCAATTGTTGCCAGACATTTAACCAGACACCATATTGAGTATCAATAGTACTGGAACCAATTCTAATATCGACTTGCTTAATCAATGCATTTCCTAAATTATGAACCCAACCAACTTGAGTTCCAACGGCAAGACAAGCACCCATAACGTCAGGGATTCTGCATCTGAATGCCATTCTAGAAGCCAAATCACCATTTCTATCAAGTCTAGTGGTGTTTCTTCCACCAGTTGTCAATCCGTCAATGCTAATTTCAATGGTTTCGACGGCAAATGGTGTTATTCTACGATAAGTAGGAACCCAAATAGAGAATTGGGGATTACCATAAATTCCTGCATCAATAGGTCCCTTTCCTGCAAGTTGCATCAATGTAGCTGTCATTATTATAATTGTATATATGAAAAAATAATTCACCTCGGCAAAATCGCGTTTTTTGGATTTGTCTCGAGTTTTTTATATGTTCATAAAAATATTTTATTACCTTAAAAATAAAAATATATCATCAAGTAACAAACTGCATGTCCAATTTTAAGATCAAGAAAAATAAAACAAAGCACATAACGGATATCAAGACTCTTGATGATGATCATACAAATGTTATTAATTGTTATGAAGCCGAACAAGACAATATTGATAATTTAAAGAATGAATTAAATGAGTGTAAAATTAAATTAGATAAATATAACAAAAAAGATCCCAGTGAACTGCGTGAGAAAGACCGAATGAGAATGTTAGAATTAAAGGAAAATATAGAAAGTTTAAACAAACAAATTGAATTAATTGATGAAAAAGTAGATATACTTAATTATTATCATGTATTTGCTGATGTTGTTTCTAAATATTATGATTTTGATGGCAAAAATAATACAACTACTAATGTATCGTCATCAAGCAACAAGCCAAAGCAAAAGAAGGAAAAAGATATATTTGATAACAATGCTGACGATATCTTAGATAAATTAAATGAAACTACAAAAAGTAATAAAAAAATAAAGAAACCAATTAAAAAACGTAATGTTGTAAATACTGGTGCTAAAACGACTATATTTGATAATTTAGGATCAACTGTTAAAATTGACAAAGTAATTGACAAGGCATATTTACATAATGAATACCTTAGAGTCTTGAGAAATGACAGAGTAAAATCAAATAAAATATCTCATTGTTCAAATCCTAATTGTAAATCAACAAAAGAGAAAATAATTATTTCTATGGAAGGTATCATGATATGTCCTGATTGTAAATGGACAAGTGATATGATTATTGACAATGAAACACAAAATATAAAAGAAGGAAATACCGATAAACCTAAATATCCATATAAGAAAAGTAATCATTTTGCTGAAAAAATAAGACAGTTTTTGTCAAGAGAAACAACTTCTATACCCAAAGAAATATATGAAACTATAGATATTGAAATGAGAAAAAGATTAATGAAACCATCTGATGTAACATTAAAATTTGTTAAAAATACACTGAAAACATATCAATTTAATAAATATTATGAACATTATCATTCTATTTATTGTAAGGTTGCCAACAAACCACCGTTTAGTTTAACTCGCGATGAAGAAGAAGATTTGTTCAAGAAATTTAAGATGATAGAAAAAGCTTATTATAAACACAAGCCCGAAAAAAGATCTAATTTCTTGAATTATTATTATGTTATAAATAAATTAATGATTAATCAAGGTAAATATGAATTTGCTGAATGTTTCCCTTTACTTAAAAGAAGAGAAAAATTAAGAGAACAAGATGTTGTATGGGAAAAAATATGTAATGAGTATGGATGGAAATTTGTATCAAGTGACACATTCAGCATTAATTATTATTCAGTTAACAGTGAAAATAATGATGATAGTGATATTAGTATTAGTAGTTCTGATTCTGAATAAATATTCGAAATTATAATATATGGACATAGCAAGTATATTAGAAAATGACACATATAGAAAAATGTTGCGAGTGATATTATTTGGGATAATAATATTAATATCATTTTATTTATTTGGAATAGAAGATAAAATGATGCCATTGTTTATATCTATTGCAGCATTTGTTATTATTGACATGTATTATCCTAGAATTGAAATTCATAAAAAATAGTTTGCATTTAATATTTTTCGTTAATTATTTAATTATATAATTATACATTCATGTATAATGACTAAATATTTAAAAGATGATTTAGATGTGGAAACAAAATATAAATATTGTGTCGTGCAATATATTAATCCCAAACAAAATAAGGGATGTAATAACTGTTATTATCGTGTTAAATATGCATGTGAAACAATTGAAGAATTAAGAGAATATAATCAAACAATTAAAGATGAACCTTTTAGAACAATTAGTTTTGAAATTGGCAAATGGGCTATTTATGATCCAACAGAAGAACAATTAGAAAATGTTGAAAATGAATATAATAAATTAGATAAATTATGTGGAAGATATTTGGAAAGTTTAGAAACTCAAAAAAGATCGCATGAAATAAGAACTGCAGATACTATAGTCGATGGTGGGAAGAAAAACCCTAACATTAGCACTGGAACTGCTTTAACAAAAAGTCAGAAGAAAAACAAGAAACATAGTCAACATATTAAAAAACACATCGGTAAAGATGATGATACTGATGATACTAATGATAATAATAATGATAATGATGATAATGATGATACCAACGATAATGATAATGAATTAGATATTGATCCTTCATTGATATCGTCATTTGATGTTAATACAAGATCTGTTTCTGAAAATACAAATGAATCTAGGAATTATATATCGGTAAATAACGAACCGATGAATTTATTTTATGCAGTTTCATATTTATCATATGAAGGATTGATAAATAGTTATATTCGTGGTATTAAAATTCGCGGAGTATTTGCAACAAAAGATGACTTAGAAAAACATATATTAGAATTACAAAAAGATGATTTACATTTTGACATATATACAGAAGAAATTGGCGTGTGGACGATATTTAATCCTAACATTAATGACATGCAAAATGTTATTTACAGAGAAAAAGAAATTAATGATATTATGAACAAAAATAAAAAAACTAAAGACGATACAACAGGAAATAAAAAAAATGAAACTAAAACAAACACTGAAAAGGTTGAAAAATTCTTAAAAGAAGAACCTGCAAATAAAAATAGTAAAAGATATAAAAAATACATAAAATTAAGAGAAGAACAAGCAAATAAAAACAACACACAACAACCTTGTTCTCAATCATCTAATAATGAAAAATCAGTTGCTAAAAATACATTCACTAATCCTGATTTTGACAAATCATATAATGCAAGTGTTATGGATGATTTTAACAAAATAAAGAAAGAACATAATGCTGAAATAAAGAAATTAGAAAAGAAACAACACAGACAAGATATAAAGAAACGCTTACAAGAAAAGCTCCAACAAAATAAATCAAATCGTCATGAAGAAATTAAGGAAAATATTGAATCATTAAATAAGGAAATTAGTGAAACTAAAACTGATTTAGAAAAATTAAGAGAAATGGCTGGATTACCATCTCAACCATAGTACTCCTTGACTATATTATAACCTGAAGAATATAATTCTCTAATGTTATCTTTAGATATTTCCCATGATAATGAACTTGTTGCATTTAAATTTAATTTGATTGTTTCTTTTTCGAATCCTTTGACGGAATTATGAGCCATACCTTCAAAGAAACAAGAGAATAATCCTTTTAAATAATCTTCCATATTTTTGATTTCATCATTACTTCTCTTTTCATTGACATATATACCAATGACTTCATTTAGTTTATCTTTAAATAATTGTATTGGATAATTATCAATACAACCTCCGTCAACAAATAATTTTCCATCATATTCACACGGATCGAAAATAATTGGTATTGATATTGTGATTCTCAATGCAGTTAAAACTTCCATGTTTGGGAATTTCTCATGAGAAAAATAATAACAAGTCTTATCATTAACACAAGCTCCAGTTATTATTAAATTATAACCAGTTATTTTATATAATTCTAAAAAAGAAACATGTGGGTTAATATTTTTTCCATCAAATAATTTTTGTATGACTATCGTCATTCTTACACCATTATCAAGGCCATAATTCATGAACATATTTGTGGGATTAATTGATTTAGCTTTTGAAAAATCCATATGCATAAAAAATTCATATATTTCTTCTGGTGTATATCCTATGGCAAATAAAACTGCAACTAAAGCCCCTGCACTAGTTCCAGCTATTGTGTTAATGTTATTTAATTTGTTCAATGTTTTTAATGCAGCTAAAGCACCAACTTGTGCGATACCTTTTAATCCACCACCGCTTAATACCAATATAGTTTTCTTGTCATTACATTTAGTTCCAGATATTTTCTCAATTTCAGCATCTAATGAATGATTATAGTCTAACAATTGATTCATTAATATATGATAACATATATTCTTTTATTTATGTATAGACTTAAATGACAAGCAAAAAAATATATTCTGATAATTATAACGTAAATATTGAAATGATGCATCCATTAATTAAAAACGGAGCGATATTTAATTCACCATCAAATTTGTTAATGGGTCATGATGAAAATTACAATGTTAGTATTGAATCATTAACCAAACCCGTTAATATTACCAATATGATTAATAAAACTAAATTTGTTAAAGAACATAAACAAAACATAGAACGTCGTGAATTAAAAATGAAATCTATATATAATGCATGCATAACAAAAATTAATTTTGATATTGCCAATAAGAAATATGATACAATATGGTATCTACCATACGACACGTTTACATATGGTGTAACTGATAATGAATGTTTAGAAAATGTAAAAGAATTATTGGAAAAAGAAGGACTATATGTAAGAATTAATTCAATGAGAAGTTTATTTATATCATGGAGAGAATTAATCGCTCATCAACTAGATGAGTATGATATAAAAAGATCTATTTGAATATAACACCAATTGTAACGATAGCTAATATAGCTATTAATATATACATGATTATTTTCTCATTATTATTATCTTTGACAATATTTTGTGATTCAAAATGTTCTAAATTTATTGGATTATTTGTTTTTCTGAGTTTGTTCTTAAAATATTGTATTTTATTGTTACATTCAATTAGTTTTGATTCATACTCCTTATTAGATTGTATTAGTTTTTCAATATATTGCTTGTATTTGTCAATGTTTGCATTATTTTCCCTTGGAATAACGACCTGCTTAGAATAATACGGATCCATTTCATTTGTATCATATGAATACACTGAATACATTATATTATCGATGCGGATAATGTGGTTAAATTAATTCGTTATAACAATAAAATTATAACAATAATTATTAATATATGTCTAATTTTACTGAATGTACAGATTTAATGTTGGATCTTGTGACTAACAGAAATAAAATGAATCGTGATATTAAACCAGCAACGATATTTGAATCGGGAAAAACTAACGATGTAATTCCAGAACAAGAAAAAGAAAAAAAAGAAGAAGAAAAAGATAAAAATAAAGAAGAAGAAATCAAAATTGAAGAAAATCCAGAAATGTCACCTGACTATAATTATAATGGTAGAGATGATAAAGATGCTACTAGTAAAAATGATAATCACTATCGTAGTAATTTAAGTCCAGAACAAAGAGAGGCATTTGAACGATGGACATATTTACGTAAATTGGCAAGATTAAAAGAAAATGGTGTACAATTAACTAAAAATTTTACATTAAATTCTGATCTTCAATTCATGAAAGATGAATATAATTTTCACACAAATACAAAAAACAGTGAACGTAATGTACAATTATATGCTTTTGTGTTGAGAACCATTATAAAAATATTAGAATATGTTAATGACACTTGGAATCCTCTTGATATTAAATTAAATGGGTGGTCTGATGCTGTAATGTCTGATCCTGATAATATTTATGAAATATTAACTGAATTGTATGAAAAATATAATGATCCACATAATAAATCTTCACCCGAATGGCGTATTATTTGGGCAATATTGGCTGCAGCTGGTATGTTACAAGCTGATAAATTATTGGGATTTTTGGGAGGTAATGTTACTGATAATATGGGTGAAAATAAAGCAACTGCCAATTATTACACGAAAAAACAAAATGAACATAATAAAGAAATACAAGAGGCCATGAGAGAAATTGAAAGAATGAAACAAATGGAAGAAAATAAACAAAAAGCAGAAGATTACGTTAATAATATTGCTAATGGTGATATTAGAAATCAATTCGAATTTAGTGCCGATTATAACAATGAAGGATCTTGTACTAATGGTTCATGTACCAAATCTAATAATAGTAATGCAAATAAACAACAAGTAAGTGGTGGTAGAGTTAATAGGGTTATTAATATGACATATTCTGACGGGACATTAATTGATAAACCTAAAGAAAAAGTTGCAGAAAAAGTAAAAGAAGTAGAAAAAGTAAAAGAAGTAGAAAAAGAAACAAAACAAAAGAAAGAAGATATTAAAAATAATACCAAATTTTTAGACAAAATAATGGACACATTAATTGAAGAGAAAAAAGAAGAACCAATGACAACGAGGAAATTAATAAATGATAATAATATAGTCAAAGATACTGATTCTGTCATATCAAAATCATCGAGTACTAAATCTGGATTACGTATTAATCCTATTATGATTGATAGAATGTCTAATATGGATAAATTATCAGAAAAATCACACAAATCAGATAAATCAGAAAAATCAATAAAGTCGAATAAATCAATTAAATCG